CACGCTCGATGGCGTCGAGCATGGCGGCGGGGTCGAAGGCACGCATCACGATCACCGTGCCGCCGGCCGCCAGCACGCCGCACATCAGCACGAGCATCAGCGCGGTCAGCAGCAGATCCGTCATCACCAGCGCCGTCACGGCCCGCTTTGGATGGCTTCAGGGCGAAGATCTGCTTACCTCGATCGTCTATGCCGCAGGCCTCGGACTCGCCAGCTTCCTCGTGGGCTATGGCTTGGTATTTGCGTGGGAGAGCTATAAGCGCAAGCTCCCGGCCGGTGTGACCATTGCTGCGATCTTCGTATTCGCCATTGCCGTTGTCGTTGAGGTGCTGTCCCACGTTGGTGCGAATGCTAGCGCCCGCACACATGACATGAGCCGGGCTGCAGAGCAGACTGCCACCTACACCGACACGCGCGCCGAACTTGAGCGCGCTCGCGCCGATCTTGCCACCATGAAACCGACCCGTGCGCCGGCCACGATCAGCGCCGACATGGCTCGCTTCGAAACGGCAAAGTGGTTTGCCAGCACTGCCGGCTGTTCTAATCCCAACCCGGTCGGGAGCGGTCGCGGCTACGGCAACAACTGCAACGTCTATAACAAGCTGAAGGGCGAGCTTGCCGCAGCCCAGGCCCGCACGGCGCTTGATCAGCGCATCCAGAAACTTGCCGGCCAGTCGGCAACTTCCACTGCTGGCCACTCCGTCGCCATGGCACAGACAAAAGCCATCGCTTCCTATGCAACGTGGTCCACAAACCCCGGCGCAGAGGATCAGGCTAAGGCCAACATGATGATCACGCTTATCCTGGCCGCTTATTTCGTCAGTCTCGGCCTTGTCAACCTCGTGGCCCAGGCGTTCGACCCCGAGCCGTCGAGCGGCAAAGAAGCCGCCCCCACTGCCCAGGTCTTTGACTTCCCCGCCAAGCCCGCTCCCGCCGCTCACGATCAGGCCGAATGGGCTAGAGGCGTGCTAAGGGCAGCCGGAGGCAGGGCATGATCGTTCGGAAAAACGACAACATGAAGCCTTGCAGTTCATGTGCACACAATCGCGCCGGAACATGCGCCATCTATCAGTCCGAGGTAACCGGATCAGACGCCCCGATCACTGATGCTCGCGTTCATTGCCGCGGCACCGACTGGGAGCAGCGCCAGTACATCAGCGCTATTGTCAATGAAGCCCAGGTGACCACGCCATCAGACGCTTTCGCAACAGATCAGCATGGCAACAAGTACTTTGCCGATCGCATCGTGAAGTCGGATGGCACCATTGTTCACACTGAGACGCCCAACAAGCTGTACGAGTGAGCCAATCTGATATGTCAGAAACAGGGTTAGCATCCCCTGCATACAGGGTTCCACCAGTCGAGACGAGATTTAAACCCGGTCAATCTGGCAATCCTGCTGGCCGGCCAAAGAAGGACCGCGACATCATTAAGCAGGCCAAGGACTCCGCAGACGACGCCATGCGGACATTGGTGAAGCTGCTCAAAAGCTCAGATGAGCGTGTAGCCCTTAATGCGGCTCAGGCGATCATTGATCGAGCTATCGGAAAGCCAACGCAAACCAACGTCAACGTATCAAAGACGGATGTTGCAGACCTCGACCTCAACGAGCTCTATGCTATCGCCAAGTCAGGCGGCGAAGGAAATCATCAGGCGGCTGGAAGCGAAAGCGAGCTTGATCAAGTTCACGGAGTTCACGCTGCCGACATACCAGACGGCGGCGCATCATGCGCTGATAGCGGAGAAGCTGGAAGCCATTGAGCGCGGCGATATCGATCGCCTAATGATCAATATGCCGCCTCGGCACGGAAAATCTGAACTAGCATCGCGCCGCTTCCCTGCGTTCTTCCTTGGGCGTCATCCTGAAAAGTCGATCATTGCAGCCAGCTACAACAGCGATCTTGCGACAGACTTCGGACGCCAGGTCAGGAACATTGTTGCGCAGCGAGAATTCGCCAATCTGTTTCACATGAAACTTGCAGAGGACTCCAGAGCTGCGAACCGCTGGAATACGGACAAGGGCGGCTCATACGTCGCTGCCGGCGTGGGTACGGCTATCACTGGCCGAGGCGCGAACATTCTGCTTATCGACGACCCGCTTAAAGACCGCGAAGAAGCCGATAGCGAAAACCAGCGGGAAAAAATTTGGGATTGGTACACGAGCACAGCCTACACTCGTCTCGCCCCCAATGGTGCAATCATCGTCATCCAATGCATGTCGGGTGACACGCCTGTCCTCATGGCGACGGGGGAAGAAAAGCCTCTCCGATGTGTCCGCCCCGGCGACAAAATCGCGACATATGACAAAGGGAAAGTATCAACGTCGTTTGTCCGCAACTGGTCGAACAATGGTCCTGATCGCGTCTATGAAATCAGGATGAAATCAGGTATCACCGTCAAGGCAAACGCAAGGCATCCGTTCCTTGTGGCAACTGACGGTGGGGAACAATGGGTGAGAACATCGGCGCTCAAGCGCGGCGACACCATCCTGAGGGTTATTGGGGCAAATGGCGCGGCGTTAAATGCATCGTCGAAGGGTGCGGTCAGCCGGCCAAATGCAAGGGAATGTGCAACACGCACTATGGGCAGCACCGTTGGCGTTCCGGTCATCGACCGCCTTCGGTCAATCCTCGCTCACGGCGCGACGCACATCTCAAGCATCGCTACGGGATTAGCCTGGCAGAGTATGAACGCATTCTGGCCGAACAGGGCGGCGTTTGCGCCGTATGCAGGCAGCCTCCTAGTTCCAGTAACACGCGCGCCCATTGGAATAACAAGCTCTGCGTTGACCACTGTCACGACAGCGCGCGGATTAGAGGACTGCTCTGCAACGACTGCAACTTGGCAGTCGGCTACGGCAAGACAGCCGACGTGCTCGAAGCTGCCGCGCGATACCTACGGAATAGTAAAGGACGAGGTTGTTGAGGTTGTCGAGGCTGGCGTTGAGGACGTTTTCGACATTCAGGTGGACCGGACGGAAAACTTCATCGCCAACGGCTTGGTGAGCCATAATACCCGCTGGCACGAAGATGACCTATCGGGACGACTGCTTCAGGAGCAAGCCAAAGGTGGCGACAAGTGGGACGTCCTCGATCTTCCAGCAATCACCTCCGATGGTCGCGCGCTCTGGCCTGATTACTACCCCTTAGAAGCTCTCAACCGGATCAAGTCGGTTCTTCCTGCCCGCGATTGGTCAGCCCTATATCAGCAAAAGCCGGCTCCAGAGGAAGGCGCATACTACAAGCGCGACTGGTGGCGCTACTACGACACGAAACCCCAACAGCTTCGCGTCTATGGCGCATCCGACTACGCGGTGACGGACGGCGATGGTGATTATACGGTTCATCTGGTGGCCGGCGTCGATCCCGACGACAATATTTACTTACTCGACGTGTGGCGCGGCCAGACAAATTCCGACGTGTGGATCAAGGTATGGCTCGATCTCGTCAGGCAGCACAAGCCGCTGATGTGGGTCGAAGAGCAGGGCCAGATCATCAAGTCTATTGGCCCATTCCTTGACAAGCGCATGAGGGAAGAGCGCGTTTACTGCCGGCGCGAACAAGTCGCATCAGCAGCAGACAAACCAACGCGCTCGCGATCGATCCAAGCTCGTACAGCTATGGGCAAGGTTTATCTGCCGAGCAAAGCGCCGTGGCTGGCCGAGTTCCAAAGCGAGCTGCTGAGCTTCCCGGCCGGCAAGCATGACGACCAGGTAGACGCATTCGGACTGATCGGCCGCATGCTGGATGATCTGATTAAGGCGAGCACGCCAAAGGTTGAGATCAAGCGCCCCAACGATGGCTACTCGAAGATGGGTAGCAATGGCTCGTCAAGCGGATGGAAGACGGCAACGTGAGCAATTTTACTTCAGAAAGTGTCGTCTATCGCCGGCCTGACACTTCAAACAGTGGAATGAAATTCTCCTAATGCAAACCGCACTCGCGCTTCAACCGCAAGCGCCCGTCGCACCTCAGCCAAACGAAACTGACGCCGATCTCGGCCGTAAGCGCCGGCTGTTCCGTGCGTTCGAAGAGAACAAGCGCCGCGAGATCGAGGAGCAGAAGGAAAGCCGCCGCTATTACTCTGGCCGCCAATGGACCGAGGCCGAAATAGCCATCCTCAACCGGCGCAATCAGCCGGTGATCTTTGACAACCGCATCAGCCGGAAAGTTGATTTCCTCGTGGGCGTCGAGCAGCGCATGCGGCGCGATCCAAAGGCTTACGGCCGAGGACCGCAAGACCAGAAGACCGCCGACGTTGCAACTGCTTCGCTTCGCTTTGTGTGTGATGAAAACCGCTGGGAGGTAATCGGTTCGGACAGCGCGCATGACGGCATGGTGTCCGGCGTTGGCGTGGCCTGGATTGGTATTGAACCGAAGCGAGGGAAGCTTGACGTTAAGATCAAGCGCGGCCAGGTCGATCGGTTCTTTTACGATCCGCGATCAACCATGCCGGACTTCTCCGATGCCCGTTACATGGGCATGCATCTCTGGCTTGACGTTGACGACCTCAAGGCGGAATACCCTGACCTTGAGGAAGACTTGGAAGGCATGTTCGACAAGGGAACGGCCAACGGCACCAGCTACATCGACGAAGAGCGCGCGCAACAGTGGGCTGATTTCGAGAGTCGCCGCGTTCGCGTGATCGAAATGTACGAGCGCAAGCATACGCCGATGGGAGCGGCTTGGTATTTCTGCAAGTTCACCGGAGGCGTCACGCTTGAAAGCCAGTGGAGCCCGTACCGCGACGAGAACGGAATACCAGACTGTCCCTATGTCGCGTGGTCTCCCTACATCGACGAGCGCGGCGACAGATACGGCGTGGTCCGCAACATGCGGCCGATGCAAGACGAGATCAATCAACGCCGGTCGAAGCTGCTGCATTTGACCAACGTCAAACAGATGCACATGCGGGACGGCGTTATTGAGGACGTCGATCAGACCCGCAACGAGTTGGCAAAGCCTGATGGCGTTATCCGGCATCAAGGAACGTGGGGCCAAGATATCGGCATTGTTGAAAATTCTCTTGAGATGAGGGGGCAAGCCGATCTTTTGGCGCAAGCGCAGTCGGCTCTCGAAAACCTTGGCCCTAACCCTGGCTTGATCGGCAAAGGCGGTGGCATCGCCGATCAGTCTGGCCGCGCGATCCTTGCGCAGCGCGACAGCGGCATGACCGAGTTAAGCCCCGTATTTGAGCGCCTAAGAGATTGGAAGCTTCGTTGCTATCGCAAAATGTGGGCGCGCGTGAAACAGGCGTGGACCGGCGAGCGCTTCATTCGCATCACAGAAGACCCAAAGGCACCGGCCTATCTCGGCATCAACCAATACGGTCTTGATCCGATGACGGGTGAAGCCGTGAGCCAGAACGTGATTGGCGAGATCGACGTTGACATCATCCTCGACGAAGGCCCCGACACCATCGTCATGCAAGAGGAGTTGATGCAGACGCTGAGCCAGTTGGGCGAGGCGGCGATGGGACCGCTCGGCCGAGTAATGATCGAGCTATCTCAGGTGAGCAACAAAGATCAGCTCATTCAGATGATGGAAAAGGCGCAAGCGCCTGATCCTGCGGTGGCCGAGATGCAGGCCAAAATGGCCAAGCTTGAATCGATGCTAAAGGCAGCGCAGGTAGACGAAAAGATCGCTGGAGTCGAAGCCAAGCGCGCCGATACGATGGCCAAGCTTGCAGGTGCTTTGCAGCCCAAGGATCAGCAGATCCACAAAGAAACCGGAATGCCTATGGGTCCGCCGCCAGCCGATCCAATGCAAGGCGTAATGGCCGGTCTCAACGCGCTGCAAATGTTCCCGCTGCACTACGGATCACCAACGGTAACCGATCTTGAAATGCAAGGCGGCGGACAGGGCAACGCTATGCAAGGTGGACCGCCTCCCGGTGCGCCCGAGATGATGCCGGGCCAGCAGATGCCGATGCCAGGCATGATGCAGGACCAGCCACTAGAGCAGATGCCGGGCGGATTGCCCATCGACGGTGAGAAGCAAAGTCAGATAAGCGCGGGGATGCAGAATGGCTGAGACACCAAGCATGCCTCCCCAGACCGTCATGGCTGGCGAGAGCTATCACGGCATGTCGATGAGCGATGCCATGGACCTCGTGGACGAGCACGGCATCACGCAGAAGAATTACAAAGACGTGTGCACTGCTGCCGAGATGGTGTTCGGCGAGGAAGACACGTCTGAAGCGCCAGAAGGCGGTAGCGAAGATCAAGCGATGCTCGATGCGGCTTATGCGTCTGACCGCAAGCGCTGAACCAATGACGAAGAAGCTAGAGCGGAACGACGTTGTTCGCCGGCTGAAGATGTTTCG